TCTGCTGCGGCTTGACCGGGATTGGAAGGTGTAGCTTATGAGCTTTGGGAAAATGAATACCTTCATTGATATTATTTCTGTTATAGCGGTAAAAGACAGTGAAGGCTTCGGCAGCCTTAAGGATACCATCCTGGCTTCCGTCCGCGCCTACAAGGAAGACCGCCATGGAAATGAAAAGTGGGCTAACCGGGCGTCCTTTTCAGAAGCAACCGCTCTTTTTAGCTTTCGCAAGATACCGGATATTGATATATCTACTAAGATGGTGATTGTTTGCAGCGATGGCCGCTATGAGATTACAAGTGTGGAAGATGTAAAGAACCGGGGTATGTATATGGAGGTATTAGCAAAAAAGGTGGTGGCATCGGGTGGCTAAAATACAAGTAAAAATGCCGCAGGATTTTCTTTTGCAGCTTTCCAGGCTTAAAGATAAAACGGATGAGATTATCCCCAAGGTGCTGGAGTCAGGCGGAGAAATTGTTCTGGCAAAGGTTAAAGCTAACCTGCAAGTTGTCATAGGCAGTGAAACCAAAGGTAAAAGCCGGTCTACCGGTGAGCTGGTAGATTCCCTGGGTGTATCTCCAGCCAAATTAGATAGGAAAGGTAATTTTAATGTGAAGGTAGGCTTTAGAGAACCCAGGAAAAATGGCGAGAGCAATGCCAAGATTGCTAATATCATTGAGTACGGGAAATCCGGCCAACCGCCTAAACCTTTTTTAAAGCCGGCCAGTTCAGCTTCCAGAAAAGCGTGTATCGAAGCTATGCAGCAGCGGTTTGAAGAGGAGGTAAAAAACCTATGAGCATCTTGGCGGAGCTGAATACTATAGCCGATTTAAGCGGTATTCCCGTAGAGACAGGTATGTTTTCCGGTGTTCCCCCTGATCTTTACCTTGTGATTACGCCCCTGGTTGATTTGTTTGCAATTCATGGGGATAACATACCAGGCTATGAGGTGCAGGAAGCCCGTCTTTCCCTATTTGCCAAAGGCAGCTATACATCCATAAAAGACAAAATTGTCCGCGCTCTGCTGGGTGCGGATTTTACTGTTACTGATAGACGGTATATCGGATATGAGGAGGATACCAGCTATCACCATTATGCCATAGATGTGGCAAAACCCTATGAATATCAATTGGAAAGGGAGGAATAGACCATGGCTACAATCGGTCTGGACAGACTATATTACGCAAAAATCACTGAAGATACCAATGGTGAAGAAACCTATGCCACCCCGGTATCGCTGGCTAAAGCCATCAGCGCGGAGCTTTCAGTAGAACTGGCCGAGGCAACCCTTTATGCCGACGACGGCGCGGCTGAGGTCATAAAGGAATTCAAAAACGGTACTCTGGCTCTGGGTATTGATGATATTGGCGTGAGTGCCGCCGGAGATTTAACGGGAGCAACTATCGACAACAACCATGTGTTGATTTCAACCAGCGAGGATGGCGGGTCGCCTGTGGCGATTGGTTTCAGAGCCAAGAAAGCCAACGGGAAATACCGCTACTTTTGGCTGTATCGGGTGAAGTTTGGCATTCCGGCCACCAACCTGGCTACAAAGGGTGACAGTATCACTTTCTCAACCCCAACCATTGAAGGTACAGTGTTGCGCCGCAACAAGCTGGACGGCCAGGGCAAGCATCCCTGGAAAGCCGAGGTAAACGAGGGTGATGAAGGTGTTGCCTCAGCTGTTATTACCGGCTGGTACAGCGAAGTATATGAGCCTGCGTTTGCCGTCAGCGGAACGGGTGAGTAAGGAGGACTTGAGGAATGGATAAGGATAGAAGCACGGCAATCAATATCGGCGGACAGGAATATCAGCTTATTCTTACCACCAAAGCCACCAAAGAAATAGCCGGACGTTATGGGGGGCTTGAAAACCTGGGTGATAAGCTCATGAAAGCTGAAAACTTCGAGATGGCCCTGGATGAGATTGTGTGGCTGATTACCCTTTTGGCTAATCAGAGCCTGCTCATTCACAACCTGCGTAATCCTAATAAGAAGAGACAACTCCTCACCCAGGAAGAGGTGGAGCTGCTTACTTCTCCGCTGGAACTGGCGACATACAAGAACGCCCTGACAGAAGCCATGTTTAAGGGTACCAAAAGAAATATTGAGTCCGAGGAAACTGACACAAAAAACAAACCGGCCGGGTAAGCGATAGTGAATTGTTTGCCCGGCTTATTTATGTGCGCCCAGATAGGGCATTGCCTAATGTGGTGTAGGAGCCACTCCGAACGATAACTCGGGAAATAACCCACTTAACCGAAAGGCGAAAGCTGGCACGGGAACAAAGCACGGTGGGAAAGCGGTAAGTCACCTTAAAACACATTGGTGCGACTGAACTGCAATATTAAGCGGATATAAGGTTTAAATTGGGTTTATTGAATGCGAGTTTCCAGTTTCTGTTAGTCGTAGGCGGAGGAAATGTGTTTGTAACCTCTGGAGCAGGAAAGGTTGTCATTAATAGAGGGACAATCGGTTATCAAATATCCTGTTCAACACGCAAGAGAACTTGTGATAACGAAACGAAAGCAAAACCGACAATCCGCACATACCTGTAGGCAGTGTTAACTGGGGATACCCTAAACAGGAACGCCACAACGCGGCTATAGCCACAGGGCTTGAATACCCTGCATGGGTACGGAGCGTTCGTAGTAGTCCGAGGACGGGAAAGCCGTCCACATGGCGAAGGGACGCAGTTGTTGTGTACTAAAATCAAAATTGATTAGGGAGGAAAACCTCATATGCAACCAACAATAGAGATTTTAGCAAGAATCAGCGTAAACTCTAACGCAAACAAGGATGAAGTTTTTACAAGACTTTACCGCTATTTGTTGCGACCAGATATCTACTTTGAAGCATATAAAAACCTGTATGCCAATAACGGAGCAGCGACCCGTGGCGTGGATAATGATACCGCAGACGGTTTTAGCGAAGCGAAAATTGATAAAATAATAAAATCGCTTAGTGATGAAACCTACACGCCAAAATCAGTGCGAAGAACTTATATCGATAAGGGAAACGGGAAAAAGCGACCGTTGGGCATTCCGACTTTTACGGACAAACTGGTGCAGGAGGCACTTCGTATGGTACTTGAAGCTGTGTATGAACCGTCTTTCTTGGATTGGTCGCACGGTTTCAGACCGAACCGAAGCTGTCATACCGCGCTGGCAAGTTTGAAGAAAGAGTTTACAGGGGCGCGTTGGTTTGTCGAGGGCGACATTAAGGGTTGTTTTGATAATATCGACCACGCCGTTTTAATAAGTATGCTGAACAAGAAAGTGAAGGATGCACGAATAGTCAAACTGATTTACAAATTTTTAAAAGCAGGTTATATGGAAAATTGGCAGTACCACAACACCTACAGCGGTACTCCGCAAGGCGGAATTATTTCGCCGTTGCTTGCCAATATCTATCTGCACGAACTGGATAAGTTTGTAATGATGTTAAAGGCAGAGTTTAACAAGCCGAGAGAAACCCATTCCACGTATGAATACGGGGTTATAAGAAGAAAGATGAAAAAACTCCGTAAGGAAATCGAAAACGCGGACGGTGACAAGCGTGGGCAATTGCTTGATGAATATAAAGCAACTCGCGCACAGTTATTACAAACCCCCGCGAAGTCACAAACTGATAAGAAAATCAAGTATATCAGATATGCAGACGATTTTTTGATTGCCGTCAACGGAAGTCGTGAGGACTGTGCGGAAATCAAGCGCAGGTTATTCGAATTTATCGGACAGACCTTGAAAATGGAACTCAGCGACGAAAAAACGTTGATTACCCATAGCAATGATTACGCGCGGTTTTTGGGCTACGATGTACGTGTGAGGAGAAATGGAAAAATTAAGCGCGGCGGTAAAAATGGTTGTACTAAACGCACGCTTAGCAATAATGTGGAACTCTTAGTGCCCTTTGAAGATAAAATCAATAAATTCCTGTTCTCAAAGGGTGTTGTTAAACAACGGCTGAACGGTACTGTCTACCCAACGCACAGACCCGCCCTGGAACGATTGACCGACCTTGAAATTGTGATGACCTACAACGCCGAACTCCGTGGAATATGCAATTATTACAGATTAGCCAGCAACTATAATAGTCTTGGGTATTTTGCATATCTGATGGAATATAGTTGTTTACGAACGCTTGCAGGAAAACACAAATCAAAGGTTAGCAAAATCAAGGAGAAGTTCAAAGACGGTCATGGCAAATGGGGTATTCCTTATACGACTAAAAAGGGTGAAAAGCGCTGTTATTTCGCTAAATTAGCCGATTGCAAAGGGGCAAAATTCTGTACGGATATATTGCCAAACGCTTTTGTAATCCACATGAGCGCAAGAAATACCTTTGAAAACAGGTTGAAAGCGAAAGTTTGCGAGCTATGTGGGACAACGGATGCAGAACACTATGAAATTCATCACATTCACAAGGTAAAAGACCTCAAAGGGAAAGAGCCTTGGAAAGTGGCGATGATAGCCAAACGGCGAAAAACTATGGTGGTTTGCAGAAACTGTCATAACACAATTCATCATTAAGAGTTTAACTGACCAAACAACAATGGGGAGCCGGATACCTTGAGAGGGGTAAGTCCGGTTCCGGGAGAGGATTGTGCAAACCTAC